AAACGTGGTTCAGCCCGGAGCAGGCAGTCGAAAAAGGTTTCGCAGATGAAGTCCGCGGCGTTGTTAAAGCTGCCGCGATGTTGGACAACAAACGCGCCGTGTTTAACGGTGTTACCTTCGACTTGTCCAGATTTAGAAATGTCCCGGCGTTCGACGCCGCAACAACAAACACAGGAGCAAATATGCCAGAACAAACCAAACCCACAGCAACGCAACCGCAAGACCCACCACCGCCACCGCCTACTCAGCCGGCACCTCCTACGGAAAAGCCGCCACCCAAACCGCCTGAGTCGCCGCCGCCTCAGCATGAGGCTGTGGCCGCCGCACTTAAGGCGGAACGTGCGCGCGTGTCCGCCTTGCAAGAGTTGGATTGCGCCGCGACTCACGACATCATCGTGAAGGCTATCGCAAATGGTCAATCCGTTGCGGACGTGGCGAAGGACATGTTCGCAGCGATGCGCAACGCGCAGACGCAAACGGAGAGGCACGCGGACGCGCAATGCCTCAACGGAATCCCGGGCAGCGACGGTGGCGTGTCGCAACCCGAAAACGATTTTGGCAAACGCATCAAGGCAAGCGTTGAAGCCAAGTTGAAGGAACGGCGTTTGCCGGTCCTCATGCATGGTCGTAATTAACCCGCCAACAACAAGAAAGGAAAACACAACCTATGGCAATCAAGGATACAGTTAGTTTCTCCAACATCCTGTCGTTTGACAGTGAAGATTGGATGGTGCGCCGTTATCCGTTCACGGACGGAAGCGGTGGGACAATCGCACAAGCGTTCATCGGTCAATTGGTCAAATTCAACGCTGGCCGCACCGAAGTTCTCGGAGCAGTCGGCGCGGCAGGCGCGGACGATGCTGTTGTGGAAGGCATCATTGTCGATCTGCCTGACAACACTGACGTTCCGAGCGGAGCGGCGCACAAGACCGTTGCTGTTGCCTTGCAAGGCAGCTTCGATCAGAACCAAGTCAAATACCAAGATTTGACTGCGATCAGCACCGCCGCTAAGGCGCGGTTGCGCGACATGGGGATTTTCCTCGATCCAGCTACCCCGGCTGGAGCGTTCGCCCCTTAACACCCAACCCAGAAAGGAAACCAGACAGCTATGAGCAACATGAACCCCAACTACGAACCACGGACGCTCTTAGAGCCGTTCTTGCAAGGCCCACTTGTTAGGACGTTTCTCCGTGACACATTTTTCTCCGCGCGCGAGTATCCGCCAACTAACATGGTGGAATTTGACTTCCGTCGAGGCAGACGGAAAATGGCACCTTTTGTCGCCCCGTTAGTGGGTGGCAAAGTCATGGAGCGGCAAGGCTACGAAACTCGGTTCTATCGTGCGCCGCGCATCGCGCCCGTCCGCGCGTTGCGGATTCCAGACCTTGAGGCACGGTTGCCCGGGGAAAACGTCTATATGGGTCGAACCGCTGCGGATCGCGCGGCGGATTTGATGGCTGAGGATTCCATTTACCTCGATGAAGCCATTTCGCGCAGAGAAGAGTGGATGTGTCGCGCGTTGCTTCTTAATGGCGCGATCACAGTAACCGCCGACAACGGTTATACCAATGTCATTAACTACATGGAATCAAGCGCGGGCGCGCCCAACAACCATTTTGTGCCTACGACCAAATGGGATCAGGCGGGCAGCGATCCAATTGCCGACCTTGAATCGGCAAGGCTGGCCGTGATTAGGGATAGTGGAATCTCGCCCAACGTTGCGTTGTTTGGAACAACTGCCAAGAGCACGTTCCTCAACAATACTGCCGTAGCGAAGTTCCTCGATTCGATCCGATTCCAGATCGCCACGATCAAGCCGGTCATCGTGGATGATGCGGTGGTGATTTTCGGACAACAGGCCGGGTTGCAGTATTACAGCTACGCGGAATACTTTGAGGATGACGCGGGCACGACCTATCCGATGTTACCGCCTGAGTTGGTGTTGCTCGCATCGACGAACACGCCAAACAAGATCGTGTATGGCGCTTACACCCAGTTGGAGGATGCGAAGGCAAAACGATTCGTGACCTATCAGGCACCGCGGATTCCTTTCGTCTATGGCGAGGAAGATGATGGCGCGTTGTTCTACCGTCTCACGAGCTGCCCGTTGCCGATGCCGGTTGACGTGCTTGGGTGGAGACTCATCGAAGCGATCACAGGCACGGTTTATCCGTTCCCGACTCCGGGCATGATTGAACAGGCATATTTCAACCCGGACGATCCAGAAGCGAAGCTACCGGAACCGGAAGGCGTTGAAGGTCATCATTACTTCAAGCCGCCAGTCGCTGAGAAGGGCAATCCTGATGGCAATGGCGACGACTTGGCAAGCCACACCGTTGCGGAATTAAAGGACATCGCAGCGGATGAAGGCGTCGAAATTCCGTCACACGCGACAAAGGCGGAAATCATCGACGCAATTGAGGCGAAACGAGGCGAAAGCACCGAATAAACAGTTTAGGGGTAACCTTATCTCGAAAACGAGATAAGGTTGCCCTGCCTCGATGTCATTGCGCGATCAATTCCTGCCGGACATTGACAACATTTTTGTCAATCTGGCGGAGTTCGCCACCGTCCGTGAGTTCCGCATATCGGACGGAGCAGGCGGGTTCACGGTGTTTACCGCGCCGGTGGTATGGGATGAGGATGCAGTTAAGGCACAGCCCGTCGTGACGATCCACGGCGTTTTCATGGGTAGCGTTGCGTGTTACATCGCAGCGAAATATCTGCCGCGTCCGCCAGTAGCCGGGGAAATCATCTACTCACCTGCGAATCAACCGTGGGAAGTATTGGACAACACGCTCTGCGAAGGTTTGTTCGAGTTGATGTTATACTCGACGCGATCACAACCAAGCATGTATGGAATGAATTAACTTATGGTCGTCATCCAGATCGACGCGGTTCACATGAACAAGTTGCTCAACGCGGTGCGCAACATCCGCAACGGAGTTCCAAAGGTGTTGGTGCCTGCGATCAATCGGACATTGACCAAAGGACGGACGGAAGTGAAACGCGAGATTCGCAAAATCTACACGATTAAGGCGAAGGATATTCCGGTGAAAATTAACAAGGCGAGTCCGGGCACCTTGGGCGGGAGCGTCGTTGTCAAGGATACGATGCTCGATCTAAACAAATTCCAGGTGACGCCGCGCACAGTAACGCGCGGCAGACGCCAACGGGCAGTTCACGCGACGGTGCGCAAAGGATCGGGCGGTTACATCGGGGGCGCGTTCATCGCGCAAATGCCTAGCGGTTACCTTGGCCCGTTCCGTCGTGTCGGCCCGGAGCGGTTACCAATCAAGAAATTACTGGCGATTGGCGCAGGCATCATGGCGAGCCAACCGTCCGTTGGACCCGCAGTCAACAAGGCGATGGGTGCTGAATTGGACAAACGTATCGACCACGAAATCAAACGAGTGTTAGCAACCGCAGAAAGGTAAAATTATGGGATTACTCACAATCATCTATTGGATTTTGCTCGTCCTCATCCTTGTCGGCGCGTTTGCGTCGCCAGCATGGACGTGGTATCCGCGCCTTAATTCGCTTGTCGAGTTGGTGTTGTTTATCATCATCGGATTGAAAATCCTCAAACCAACCTGGTAACATGGGATTGATTTTACTCATTATCGTCATCATCCTCTTACTCGGAGCGATCCCGGTTTATCCGTATAGCCGGAGTTGGGGTTACTATCCGGGCGGTGTCTTGGGCATTGTCCTCATCATCGTCATCATTCTGTTACTCGCTGGTAGATTGTAATTTATGGGCGCACCAACACCAGTGTTCGACGTGGATTTGGGCATCCGCACCCACACGTCATACGATCTTGAGAAAACGCTGGTGGCGTTCATCCAGAATTTGTTTGAGGACGCGTATCGACTGGACAATCCAGAAGTGAATTTCCTTCAACCCGCGACAGTGCCATTTGATTACACGCAACGCGCAGAGGCATTGGAAGGCAAACAACCACCGCAAGTCCGGCGCGGACGTGTGCCTCGAACCGTGACGGGGGAAATCAATGTCGATGAGTTACCGAATTTTCCGGCGATCATCGTGCAAACCATTTCTGCGAGCGTGCGCGCGTCCGATACGTTGTTGACTGTGCGGATATTCGCTAACGCATACGATGAAAACCCGAACAGCGGCGGCTATCAAGACTGCATTAACATGATGGAAGTCATGGCAATCGCGTTTACCAGCTTCGGGCAAGGCGCTCTGGACAAGGCATATCCGATTGTGATGCCGTTCGAGTGGAAAGTTCTTGAGCCTCACACGTTCCCGCATTTTATTGGCGAAATGCTTACGGTTTGGCAGTTACCAAGTTCGAGGCCGATGCCGGACATGGACGCTGACTTATTCCCGGGCATCCGCACACCCGCGGAACACATCGAATTGAGGGGCGAATACGATCCCGGATTACAAACACCGCCATGAACCCGATCACCGGACAAGTCATTTACGTTGGCCCGAACATCATGCACGCGGGATTGATGCGAGGCACAATTTTTCGCAACGGAGTTTTCAAGGCGTTCGATCCGTTGTTAGAGGAATGTCCGACATTGCGCGAGTTATTCGTTCCAATCGCGGAATACGCCCCAATCGCGCGCGAGCTCAATTTCGACATCGCGCGGAACATGCGCGGACACAGCGGCAAACACGTTACTTTTTATCGTGAAGTTCAGAAATGGCTTGCCAACAGGCCACAAGCGATCAATAAAACACCAACAACCACAGGAGTAAACATAACCAGCCATGCCTAATCTCGGACCTTTCCCACACGGAGTAAGTTGGTCAGATGTCCCAACCTCAGTAATCAGCCCCGTTGCCGCTTACCCCGGCATGAATGTCGTGGTGGGCAGCGCCCCACTGTATCTCAACAAAAACGGTAAGGACTTCATTAATGTGCCTCGCATCTACAATCGCTACGAGGATGCGGTCGCAGAACTCGGATTTTCGACGGATTGGGACTTTTACGACATCTGCGAGCACATGGACGCGGTATTCGTCGAGTTCGGGGTGTTTCCCGTCGTGTATATCGCGGTCAATGATCCAGAGAACGGCGCAATCGCGCTTACTCCGAAAACGGTAACTCTCGCCAACGGGCAAGTGGACACAGGCGAGGAATTGGTGGCGTGGACGATTGTGGTTAAGGATTCGACCGGGGCAACGACCTACGAGGAGGGCACTGATTATCTGCTCTCGCGTTCAAACAATAACACGTGGGTCATTACGCGGATCGCGGGTGGCGCGATTCCGGCAGACAATTCGCAGTTGCAATTGACGGGCAAACATCCAACGACAACGGCTACCACGGCAACGGACATCATTGGCGGCGTTGACGTGGACACAGGCAAACGAAGCGGGTTGGAAGCGGTCGAGGATGTGTTCCAGAAAACAGGCTACATCCCGGGTGTCATCATCTGCCCGAAATTTAGTAAGGACCCGACTGTCGCGGCTGCGATGGAAGCGAAATCGGAAAACATCAATGGTTGCTTCGCGTGCACTTGCCTGATCGACGTGGACACGAGCAACGTCACGACCGCGCAGGACGTTAAGCAATGGAAGGATGACAACAACATCGTGTTCCCGCGTCAGGAATGTTTGTTCGGCAAGCCAGCCTTACTCTCAACAACGTTGAGCGCGACGCCGGGCAGCGCGACGACTGGCGACAAGATTTACAATTTCGCCAGCCAACAAGGGCCGTTACTGCAATGGACGGACACCTACAAGGGTGGCGGTCTGCCGTATCATTCGCCATCGAACAAAAACTTGCGGATGAACGCATTGCTACTCGATGATGGAAGCGAGCTACCGATGCACCTTGTCGATGCGAACATGCTCAACGGACAAGGCGTAGTGACCGCGCTGAATTTCATTGGAGGATGGCGGAGTTGGGGTAACCGGACTGCCGCTTATCCCGCCAATACCGATGTAAAGGATATGTTTATTCCGGTTAGGCGCATGTTCGATTACATCGGTAACACTGTCGTTTTGACGATCTGGCAAAAAGTCGATGAGCCAGGTAATCGCCGGCTGATTGATGCCATCGTGAACAGCTTGCAGTTGTGGCTCGATGGATTGTCCGCACAAGAGGCATTGGTTGGCGCGCGGATCGAGTTCCGACACGATGAGAACCCGACCACGGAAATCTTGAACGGTCACTACACGTTTCACATTTACATCGCAGTCCCAACTCCGGCTGAGTGGCTCGACTTCCGAGTCGAGTATTGGGTGCCTTACATCCAGAATCTATGGCCGGACGCGGCAACGCTCGCAGCGTAACAAACCCACCACAGAAACCAACCCATGCAAATTCCATCGCACGTCACCAACTATTCCGTGTTCAAGGACGGTCACCGCCTGATCGGCCTTGCCAATATCACGTTGCCTGATCTGAAAAACCTCGCGGACGATCTGAAAGGCAGCGGCATTTTCGGGCAGATTAACATGCCGATCCAAGCGCATTTCGATTCTTACTCCGTCACGTTCAATTGGTTATCCATCGACGATGACGCGATTTTCGCGACGTTGCAGAACGGCGCGCAATTGGACGCGTGGGCTGCTGTGCAATTCCACGACACAGGCACCAACCAGATCATCCATCGCGGATGGCGCTTCATCATGGGCACGGTGCCGAAAGGAATCAATTTCGGCAAACTCGAAGTAGGGACAAAGGGCGAGCCGGTCACCGAGTATGAGTTGATTAGCTACACGGTGAAACGCGATGACGTGATTGTGTGCCAGATCGACAAGGAAAACGCGATCTGCCGTTGGTGGGATGGGATTCAGTTGGTGGATGTCGGCCAACCGATCCGCCAATTAATCGGTTTGTAATGTGAATGGTTTCAGGCATAAGGTGCTGGTCTATGACCAACAACGATCTGGAAACCGCATCAGCACCACCACCCGTTAATCGTCTGCCCGAAACGGACGAACCATCGCAATACCGCGAACTCAAAATCGAGCCACGACAACCCGCGTGGCATGTCACGATTGATCCGCCCATCACCTATGATGGGAAAACATACAGCGAGTTGGTGTTCGATTACGACTCGTTGAACGGTAAGGATTTTCAACGCGCGGAACGTTTGTTCAATCGCCATTACCGCCCGGAGAAGGACGAAATTGTTATTCCAGAAACGAAGCACTTGTTTCGTTGCATCCTCGCGGGGCAGACGGCGAACGTTCCTTACCATCTAATCGAACACCTGGAGCGCCGTTATTACGTGCCTGTGGTGCGTGAAGCGGTAAAAGCCTGTGGCAGCTCGCTGGACGAGGACAAAGCGTAACGGCGTTGTTTCGTTCGGTCGCCATGCGGCTTGCGAGGGCAACGGGTGGCGGCGTCGATTACTGGTTAGAGTTGCCTGTGCCGGAGTTACTCGCTTACCTGCGGGAATTGATGGACCAAGTTTCCGCCGAATCCCAACCACCGAAATGAGGACCTTATCTCGAAAACGAGATAAGGTTACCGCATCGTGAACAAGCGCGAATACCAAACTGTTTTTGCTGTTGGTGCAAAGCTGCAAGGCACTTTCGGCAGCGTGATGGCCTCTGCTCAGAGGCAATTGCGTTCGTTGCAAAGGGTTGCCGTGGGTGCCGCGCACACGATTGGCGGCGCGTTTCACAGGTTGTTTGGGTTACTGTCCAGCGGTCTCGCGTTGTTCGGTGGGTTCGAACTTGGACGGATGTTTACCGACTTGTTCAAGGGCGCGACGGACGCCGCAATCAAGGCGCAATTACGCGCAGATCGGACAGCGCGCGGCTTTTTGCAGGTGAAGGAAGTAGCCAAGGGCGGGATGGACTTGGCGAAGGAACAAACGGAATTGACTCACCAATACAATGCGACCCTGTCCCAGCAGCAATTCTACGGTAAGGAAATCCTCGACACGGCGACACAAAACGCGGCGATAGCGGGAATCCCTCCGAAGCAAGCGGAAGCCACAACGAAGGCACTCGCGGACGTGTTGGCTTCTTCCAAAGGCATCATGGGCACCCAAGAGGATATGCAAGAATTGTCCAAAGGATTTGCCACAGCGATGAGAACAGGCGTGGCTCGTCAATTGAGGCAATTCGACATTTTATTGACTAAGCCTCAACAAAAAATGTTGACTGCAATCGCCAAGACAGGGGA